TAACAGCAAGACCCTGGGTCCCGCTTCCATTATACGAAGCATGAGCAGCTACAGCTCCAGACATTTTTATTTAATATACGAATATATTTTTTTTTTAAATTAAATTCGTATATTAATTTTATTGGACGATAAACATTATTCTAGTATTGCATTATTGCCAAACCATCCTTGTATATTACACTACCGAGCCCCCTGGCCGTGACATTCACATCAATAGCATCTGATAGGGTTATATCAGACCCTAAAACTGTATGACAATCGAAGATGAGTTCAAGTCTTATAGAATCATATTTAGAAAGAGATATAGAAGAACCCCCAAAAGCTTTATTTGCAAGTGGATAGACATAACAATTATTAGAATTAAATTCCCTTTTATCAGAATTGTATTGATTACTATATAACCCTAGGGATTTATTTGAAATTCCTCTAATGAAAGCACCCTCTAATATAGAATGCGATTTGGAATTTAAAAACAACCGGACTGTTTTTAAATATGGAATTGTAAAGGCGTTTATATATTTTACATTTATTATTAAATGTGATGTATAAATAGATAGTTCATCTAAATTAACTGATACAATTTTACTATTACGCACATTTATAAATCTTTTATTAATGCTTTTGGATAATTTTATTTTTTTAGTTATACCATTATATGCTTTTTTCATGACATTCATTTCTTCCCGGTTCATGATTATTTTTTGTCCATACATTTTCGAATTGAATGAAATCTCAGGATTCCAAGGTTGTGGGACATTTGTTACATATAAACCCTTTCCCAATGACTTCCCCGTTGTTTCGTAGCGTGCTCCGTGTTCTATTAAAGAACTTGGATTACCGTTATAATACCCATCTTCTATTTTAGTGGTTACATGAGGAACTGTGTATATAGGGGCAGTGTAACCTTGCATAGCTGATACATTATTTGTATTCCAAATGTTTTCTACCTCATTGTAATAAACTTTTACTGTAAATCTAGACTTAAATTTAGAATTATCTAATATCCCCGCTAAAAATCCATTTTCAGAATTATCTGTGAAATTATTAAACCTAGATTCTACCGAACTTGTAAAACTGGGTATAGGTATTGTTATATTGTAACTTTTCCCAGGTATCCACTTCTCATTTGTATTTTCTTTACGTGTACCATCGCTTAATGATCTACCAGTTGAGTTTGATAATACAGTATTATATAAACTCTCGGTCATTTCCGTTGAGTATATAGATAAAAGATCTGCGTTTTCTATTGTTTGCCATACCTTGTCGTTTACAATTATTTCTATCTTTTTGATTATGTCTAATAAAGGAAAGTCAACCTTTGATTTTAAGTCTGAATCAGCCCATTCGGGATTTTGATAATCCCCTTTTAAAGGCGGATAATTAGCCCCGTCTGGTACAGATGTAAATTGTTTATCCCATTTGATAGGTTTTCCTATCTCCGGTAGATTAACAAAATCCGTTATATCATGATTTAATCTCCTCTGTGCATCATTTACAATATTGTATCCATCAGTAAAGGTCATGGGTCTGGAATTGATGTCTTTTTCGGATGGTGTTAGAGTTTCGTTATATTTATATACATCTAAATTAAATACATAGGATCTACCAACTTCTTCTTCAGTTTCTCTAGTATGAGAACGACGACTTGTATCAGCAAGTAATACGGACGATACTGGATCACCTTCATCTATATTATTTTGACCTTCACTTATAGAATAAGCTGCAGTCATGCCTCCACCTGGATACCAATCTAGTTTTTCTTGAATCTTACCTATTGTAGACATTAATGGAGCACCAGATATTATACTAGTTCCATCACCATTCATAGAAACAGAAATTCCCAATCCATCCGCAGTTCCTTTGTATATTCCATACTCACCATATGTACCAGGCCAAGACTTTTGATCATTTTCATTTTTTTCTCCGCTACTCGCATCCATTTTTAAAACATTTTCCCAATTTCCTGATATGTATTCGTATACATTTACAAAACCGTTTGCAACTCTTTGTCTCTCAGAACGCATTCCTAAAGAAGCTGAACTTTCTGAAGTCCTCCAATCTGTTACTTGTCCTAATCTAGTATCATAAAAAGCTCCTCCTCTATCTTTAATATATTTAGCATTTGCATCTTGAGAGGCTTGAAATTCAAAAGGATCGTTTGGTTTATTTCTATTATGTAGAACATTTAATCTACCGTTATCCGTTTCTTGTCTAAAAGGTGTTGTATGATTTATATTAATTTGTCCCCCGGAGCCGGAGTAATTTTGTTGGTAATAATACAGTGTAACTTCGTCAGGTTGTACAGTTATTGTTGTTTTGTAAGCGGCGGTATCGACTGTAACACCATTTGTATACTCTACACCACCCGTAACATGTGTACCATCTGATGTTGTAGAAAACCTAAGTTCATTTGGTTGCCAATTAAATTCATAGGTCTTACCAACTACCAACTCTATAGTCGGGGCTGTATGTTCGCCAATCATATAATAACTCTGTTGTAAAAAGTTAAAGTCGTAACCCATGGAATATACATGAGGATTTGATGTACTACCGTCTGATATGTTAATTTGCCCCCCAGCTGTTGAACCAAGTGAATTGTTTCCAGAATAATAATATAACGTAGTTTGTCCTGGTTGTATGGTTATTGTTGTTGTAGATAAACCATAATCAACTGTAACACCATCTGTATACTCTGTACCACCCGAGTGTGTACCATTTGGAGTTGTAGAAAAAAGAAAAGGATGAGATCCATTACTACTCCAATCAAAAACATAAATATATCCCTCAAATAAATTCAAAGTGGGATTGGAACTACCAATACCACCAGCTATATTATAACGCCAATCTTCAAAAAGCCCTGATTCACCATACTGAATGGTATTTACTGTAAATGATAATCCATTTACACTACTTTGAATTTGATTAGTTAAAAACAAATTATTTGTTTCATCTCGGGATATTGTCTTTTTTAATGGATTTTCATCTGAAAATCCATATGGAGAACCCGCGGCTAATTTTGTACCATCCCGGTTAAATGATAAAGAATATCCTAAAAACGAATTTTGATCGCCATATTGTTGACTGATTAGGTTGACCATTCCATTAGAGTCTATATCATATATATCTATTCTTCCAGTTCCTATGTCATAATCAACATTACCCACTGCAAATCTACTACCATCATAGTTTATGGTTACAGATTTTCCATCTCCGCGCGTTTCCTTTCCATCCCCATGCCATAACCAGCGCCATTTTCTGATCTGCCCTTCTTGAGGTTCATCTAAACGATATACATTAAGAGTATTACTTTCAGACGTATAATAAATTTGACCACCCATATTAGGATGATTACCACAGTAATAATAAAGATCGAATATGCCGAGCCCCGCCTCACCAGGACCATACCCGCTAGTTACGGTAAATGTTGTTGTGTAAGCAACTGTATCAACAATAACACCGGTTGTGTACTCTACACCACCCCCATGAATACCATCTGGTGTTTGAGAAAAACGGAGAGGGTGAGTGTTGTCAAATGACCAATCAAATACATAAGTACAACCCCTGCGTATATATACAGATTGTGCAGTCATTCCATCTAATGTATAAACATTACCGTTACCCGAAGCAATTTTACCGACAGTTATATAATAGACTTCATTTTCTCTTGGAGATGGATTACCGATTACATAAGTTTTACCATCTCCTGATAATGCTATACTTCCGGGATGATTTATCGCATTAAGTTCAACATTGTGTTCATAACTGTTTTCCACCCACTCCAAAGAATTAGAATCCCAATCGTATATTTTTACACAATGACGTTTTGTCCAATCGGGTTGTTGTGGATGGTCTAATTTAATAAGAACTATTCTGTTTCCGTCTGCTGATAATGAAAGAGTTGATCCAAATTCTGATCCAAATGTATAATTAGCTGGAAGATTTCCATTCGTAATATCTTGAACTCCACTTGCGGTCGAGGATACTAAAGTCTGACCCGGACCAACAGATGGTGGCATAGTATTCGAAAAAGCTTCGTCGCGCGATATCCACTTATCTGTACTTGAATCATAATCATATGTATTAAAGTAATTATTAAATCCCCCTGCCGCGCCTATAACAATACGATTTCCATCGGCACTTAAATCAACGTGACCGTTGTATCCATTAGATACATTCCACATATGTCCTCTTGGAAACACAGATAATTTACTATTTGGAGCCCTAAAAATTTTACTCAAAGACCATACACCGTTATTTTTTTTATAAACTCTTACTAAACCCGGGCGGCGAACTCTTGTATTACCACTAATTCTAGTTCCAGTCTCATATTCATCACCAAACATCCTACCCTGTGATACAGCGTATGTATTTCCATCGGAGCTTATTTTTGTACAAAATCCGTTATAATCTGATTGGTAAAAAACTAAATTATCTGGTCTTCTAGGAGGGTCTTCAATAACTTCTATTTTTTGTAAATATGTTATTTCTGTTCCATCTGGGGGTGTTGTAGAACCAAAATATTCAGGGATTTCTCTTTTATTTTTTTGAAGACCACCTAATGATGGATCATTATATTGATTAACTAGAGTATTAATGTCTTCTTTATTAAGATATGAAACAAATAAATCATTAGCGAGAATACCCGGTGATACGTATATGCCATAAGTGCCATCTTCTTTTAAATCTATAAATTCGGTTCCTGTTTTTTTTATTTTTTCAGAATCTGTATAAGATAAATATTTTGGCATATAAGAAGACGCATATGGATTGAGAATTGGATGTTCAGCACACGGAATAAGACTTGGGTTTATGATATTATCATGACCCTTTTTGTTTTTAATTGTAGTCAGTGATTCAGATTGAGAAAGTAATTCGAATGACATTTCTCTTAATGTTTTAAAAATTACGGTATCCCAATTCGTAGAGTCGGTACCATAGTTTATTTCAAATACAACTTCTATATATTCCGTGTTTATTTCACTTGAGTTTATATAATTAACAACTCCTCCAAATGTACCATAACCTTTAAAAACACTATATAATTTTAGAAATGTTGTAAAATTTTGTGCATATGTGGCTCCAAGTCCTAAAGAATTAATATCACTTAAGGTGTATACAGTTTGGGGAATTAATACATTTACTCTACTACGGGCTACAAATGAAAGTGGTGGCGCAGGATTTATTACGGTAGGTTGTGGATTATCAATACATTCTAGACTAGGAGTCCATGGAGAATAATTTGAAATGGAATTCTTAAAAGAAAAATTCATAGATAAGTCAAATTGAACAGTATCTTCATTTAATGCATTACTACCACTAACACCGGTTCCAATATAATCTCCTATTCCAGTTGTCATTTGTGATCTAGGAGAGTTGAGAAGCATTATTTTATTAAGAATGCTAAATGTATTTCCAGTTGTAGATGTTATATCGAAAAAAATTCTGGGTTCTGGCGCGATTGTACTTTGATTAGCTGATTTAAATTGTAAATCGCTAATGATAGTTTTGGTACATTCTATATAATCATTTAATTGCGTAGGTGTTACATCTATTCCTCCAAATGTTGCGGGTTTCCAAAACTGGAACAAAAGTTTATCTATCCCATTTATTTTTTGTATCTTACATGTAATTAATCTTTGTCCCGGATAAGGTTCAAAAGATGATATTTTAGAATCTTCATATATTGACATTAACCTCTCGGTTTTATCATTAAGACTTGCCTGTTTAGTTCCAGTACTTATATTACCTGTTAAAACATCTTCATTAATATCGAATATATTTCTAAACCCTTTAGGTTCTCCTGTATAATGTCTTATGTTTCCAGGCCAATTATTGTATTTATTAACGACCACCGAATTAAGGTTTTCATTCATGGTATAAGTTGAAAATACATTAGATAGATTAACACAATACATATCTAACAATTCGGTATTTATAACTGGTTGACCATTATCTATTTCAACACTTAAAGATTCTATGCATTGTGGATGATTGTTAAGATTACTAACTATAGAAGATGTCATACTCCATATAACAGATGTGTCTGCCCCATCTCTACCTATCCAATAATCCCAATTTTTATTTACTGTATTTACCACTATTGATGATATATTCCCAGACCAGGTTCCAAAATTATTATCCACTCCTATTGTATTCATAGTTGTCTCTAAAGTAGAACAATAAGATGAAGACTTACTTTGAAGATCACTAACAGTAACTGTATTGGGAAATGTAGCGGATATTTGATACTGTTCTGTGTTAGAACCGGAATTTACATAAAATTTTTTTACATCAATTTCTCTGATGTCTTTTAATTTTTGATCGTTTAAAATATTAGCCACTGTAAAATCGGTTTCTTCTTTAATAGACGGATTTGTATATTCATCTTTAAATTTATTTTTAATACCGTTATGATAATAACTTTGCATTATATTAAATGATCTAGTCCTGTCTAGGGAATTTATAAAATGACTATTTACATCATAACAATTTGACGCTGTTCTTCCCTGCTCTTGTATAAGATATTCTCCTAAACTAACACCTTTATCTCTCTGGTAAATTACTTTCTCATCGACAGATGGATCTAAATGAACGTCTTTACAATCAAAATCTTGTATCACGAATAGATCTTTATCCTTCTTAAGAACATCCTGGATTTCTTCCCATGCTTGTGCCCTCGGAGCAGAGTCTGGAGTCACTCCCCAGACCCCTGGTAAACTTACAGCCTCTGTTGGGAGACCATAATTATCTACAGCATCCATTCCACCGTCGCCGAATCTATATCCCGAACCTAAATCATTAACATCGGTAAATAAATGTTTCCAACCATTTGGGAAACCTATATAAGTAGGTTTAGGGTGAGTATCCCCTTTTGAAACCCCTCTTATATACCATCCTTTTTTTTCTCGTTTAGAAGAATCAGTTAAAGCATCTCTTGAAGATGGTTTTTGTAATAAAGTTGTTATAGTTTTTGGACTTAAATCAGAATCAAGAGGAGTATCTGGTTTATTGAATTTAACTGTAAGACATAAATAAAGATCTCCTATACAATCTGTTTCATCATCGATAGAAAAAACTTGGACTCCTCCCCAAAAAGCGGATTTTGAATTTCCGGATATAGTTAATTCAGATAATGAATGACCATGTATTATCTGTTTAGTTTTTTCGTTTTCATTAAAAAAAACAGATTTTGAATTTGAGTTAATTGTATTTGTTACAGATAGTGATTGGGTACCCTCTCCGTTATAAGATTCTATAGAAGCATAATATCCCGCTATCTCTTTTTGTGACATATATAATTAACTTTATATTTTATTGTTTTAAATTAATACATTTTAATTGATGAACCGCCATTATAATAATATATAGTTGTTTCTCCTCTACACGTGATATTTACATTAGAATGTTCTGGAATAGAAATACCATCATCTGGTATCCCACCATCAACCGTGAAAAACAGTCGTAAAACTATATCGTCAAATCTATCAAGTGGTAGAGAAGATCCTCCAAAAGCCCTAGATGCAAGCGGGAATATATAATAAAGTTTATCTAAATTTTCATACTCACAATTAAATTGATTTGAATAAAGACCTAAAGAATTTCCCGCCATTAATAAACCGCAAGATGGTATGCTACCAGAATGTGTTATCCCATTTAAAAATAGCTCAGCTGATTTTATATATGGAATTTTATTTTTATTTGTTATTCCAGGAAAATCCAATGATATTATAAAATGTGAACTGTATAATGAAAAAGTATCTAGTTTAATATCTATATACATTTCTCGGTAAATTATTTCAGGAAAGTTATAAAATTTTATATTTTGACTAGATTTGACTCTTTTATCTATTTTTTCATTATTAGATATATTCTTTAAAGATGTTTTTTCTTCTTCACATAGAGATATATATTCCCCATACAACGCTGTAAATAATTTTATCTTAGGTTCCCATAATTTTGGAACATTTGTTATGTATTTCCCGATTTGATCAGAAGAATACAAAGTGTAAATAGGAGCTTCATATCCTTGATAAGCATATACATTTGATGTGTCAAAAATATCGTCTACATTTGCATATTCAACTTTTATTTTTATTTTTTGTGGCTTACTTAAAAAATTTAAATAACTTTCCTGGTTATGATTTGAATAGTTATTTCGAAGTTGTTTTGAATTACCAGATAAAATTGGAATGGGGATAATAGCTTGATATTTTTTACCCGGGACCCATTTTGAATCTCCATGTGTTTCTCTAGTTCCATCTGATCTGACAAGACCGGAGCATTGGAGTTGCAAACTATTATATGCACTTTCTGATAATTCTGTTGCGTGTATAGATTGAATGTCTTCGGTTTTTAAAGTTTGCCAAGTTTGAGTTCCATATTGAAATTCAACGCTTTTTATTATATGAGATAACGGTTTATTAACTCTGGTTTTTAGATTAGATTTAGCCCAATATGGGTTATTGTAATCTTTTAATTTAGGAGGTTTAACAGCCTGGTCAGGAACGGTATCCCATTGTTTTTTCCAATTCATATAAACTACTTTGTCTCGGGATGAATTGGGTAAATTAACAAAATCAGTTATGTCGTGATTTAATTTTTTCTGAACTTCATTTACTAATTTAAACCCATCGTTATAAGTCATCTTTGGCTTTAGTTTATCTCCTCTAGGTATTGTCGCTGTATTGTTATACACCCTCTTAAGATTATATACATAAGATCTTCCAACGTTTCTATAACTTCTACGAGGGTTGGCAATAGTTGTTCCAATAGTTGACATAAAAGGTGCTCCAGATACAATAGTATTACCATCTGCACTCATAGAAACTGACCAGCCTAAACCTTCACCAGATGACTCTTTATAACTTAAATGATAATATTCGCGGGGGTAATTGATGTCTCTTTCATTATTTTCACTACCCCCGTTAACTAAGAAATAATTAGATATAAAATCTATCCCACCATATTGACTCCAATTGGTGTCCCATGATGTTGACAAATCTCCTTGATATCTTACACTATTATAGATTACATCCATATTATCAGATGAATTAGGATTAAATTGTTCTCCCGCTAAATGTATATTATGAAAATTCTGCGAGGATACATGACTGTGAGAATCACCTGGATTTTTTTCCCCGGATTCTCCGTTTATAGAATCAATTATTTCTGTTACAGTATCGTTTAATATCTCATACACCCTTATTTTTCCCGACTTTAATTTACCTCCCTTAGTTATATAGAAAATGTCATTTGGGTTTCCATATGTTCTTGCTAATCCTTGCGCCTTTTCAACCTGTACCAATCTTCTTGCAGAAATTGAAGAACCCTCTTGAGGAACTCCACTTCTAGGAGTGATATTACCAGGCTGATTCTGAATAGAATAATCTCCAATAGGCGCATCTTCATATGAGCTACAAAAAGGAATTTCAGATGCTATAGCGGCTTGCTGAGTTCCTAAAAGAAGACTTTGTGGTGGAAATTGAGGTAAGTCGGGTGTATAATTATTATCCTCATTTGGTAAACCTACTACTATTCTGCTACCGTTATCAGACATAGAAACCGAACAACCATCACCACATGGGATTTCATTATAGACCCCGTGTTCATCAATAAACTGAACCCATTCTCCAATAGTAAGATTTGTAGATATTCCATGTGTGGCGCGTTTATCTATCTGCGTTTGTCTATTAGAAGATGTTACTCTAGTATAGATTCTCAATATCCCGTCCTTTACTGGTGTATCAGAGGTACCATAAACACGACTGAACCCTGTTGTTTGACTTTGCCCTGTACCAATGCCACTGGTGCTTACAACATTATGCTCCCCTATTATAATTCTAGAACCGTCTCCTGATATAGTTACGGGTTTACTATTTATTATGTCGCCACCTTGACCCGGTTCTAATTCTGCAGCAGATGGAACGGGTAAATTATTAGGATTGTTAAAGTCTAACTGAGTCGCGGCATACGACCCATAAGGTAGTTGATTTATATCAGCCATATTTGTAAATCTTAGGTTTAAAGTTTGTATATTAACCCATATTCTAGCCGAAGAAAATTCCCATACATGTACTAGATCTGTTGAAAAATTGGCAGTTACTAAAGTATGTCCATCACTTGTTAATGATATACAATCTGCTACACCAGTTGGTTGAACACCATATTCCATCCATTCACTAATATCTGTCTTCCATTCATAAACCAGGGCAGAATCTTTATAACGAGTAACTGCTAAAATGCTTCCGTTTGCAGATAATTCCACGTTATTACCAAAACCACTACCCCATACATCATCAGGTAAGGGATATATACCAGCTGAAACTCCGTGATTATTAAATGTATAGCTACTATTACCTGTGTAAACATATCCTGGTTTAATATAATAATCTTCGGCTCTATTATTTATTGCCTCTGGTCCAGATATTTTATACTGTTTCAATTTCCAATTAGTACCATCATAATCATAAGTTGATACGGCGTTATTAGGTCCACCTGCTTCTCCTATTACAACACGACTTCCATCATAATTAACCGCTATATGATGTTTACATCCAGGAGCCCAAGGGGTTTTCTGAAGAGTAACCGGGGGACCGATTGGTGATGATTGTGTCCCTTCGGAGTACTTTGGATGTATAGGATCGAAATATATATATTCCTGAATACCTGGTCTTTTTATAGATTTAGCACCCTGTCTAAATCTCATATGATTATGACTATCCGCCTCAAATACTTTATTTAATACCCAGTTGTCTTCAATTTTTTTATATACTCTAATTTTCCCCCGTTTACAAACAGTATTAGGAAATAATGCAGCTCCTTGTTTTAGAGCGTTATCCCAATCAGTATTATAAGTAGAATTTGGATTAAGTCCCACATCATCGACCTTCTTTTGGGGATTCCATGTTTGAGGCTCTAGACTTTCAGCCGTTGCATGGAGGGTGTTTCTACTGAGAAAATTTTGATAGCCGTCGCGATTGCCATACATCCTACCCTGACTTAAAACCATAGTATTACCATCTCCGCTAATAACACACGCATATCCATGATGATCATCTTCTTGATGGCGTATATCTCGAGACAGATCTTCGGGGTCTGCTATAGGGTGTATTTTATCTAATGTAATAGAATAACTATTATCCGGTAGAGGAAGAGATACTTCGCTATTAGGAATTAAAGCTCCTATATAACCCCCGTTTTGATCATAAAGTTCTTTGGCTCCAATTCCAGTTTTACTTAGAAGGTCTCTTTCTTTAATAATTACATTAGACTCAATTAAGCTTCCATCTTCTATTAAATATAGATTATTATTAGAACCAAGTATATATTTAGGTTCAAATGGAGTAATTATATTCCTGACTATTCCCAATGAATAAACTTCACCGTTGATGAATAATTTTTCGCCCTTACCGTGTGTATGATTGTGTACACTATGTGGCCATCCGAGAGGAGATTTACCTCCCTGTGAACCGAAAAAAAATGCTACGGAATTTTCACCGTCCTGACTTCCAGGTAATCCCATATATTCATCTCCCTGATAACCAACAGTTGGACCCTGATTTGGATACGGGGTTTTACTCAAAGTAGTTGTTATAGTTGAATCATTATAATAATCCACCAATTTTATAATATCTTCAGATGTTAAATAGGATATAAAAAAATCATCGGCTAAGATACCGGGTGATGAATATAAACTATATGTTCCATCTGGGTTTACATTAAAGTGTTCCTTACCAGTTCTGATTAACTTTTTAGAATCGTTGTATGATAGATATTTAGGTATGTAACTTAAATCGTGTGGTCTATAAGTTGTTTGATAAATAGATGGTACTAAAGAATCGTTTATAAAATTATCATGTCCTATGTAGTTAGGACTAGATCTTAATGTATCGCCGTAAAATCCTTTCATGATAAAACTCATTGGTCTAGGATCTCCTAAAGAGTACTCTTCTCTATCCTTAAATAAATCTAATATGTGTTTATTAGTTCTCATATCTGGATTAAAAAGATATTCTTTATTATTTACTCCGTAATAACCACCCTCTTTTAAAAATTCACTTAAAGTTGGCCTGGACTTTGGGGGAATAGGAAGGTATTCAAGTTGTAAAAATTCTCTTGGTTTAAAATCCCACTCTGGGTATACTGGAAGATCATCGGGGTGCATGAATGGGTGAATATTATTTAATTTACTAGGGTAATTAGGTGCCGAAGTGTCTTCTTCCCATCCATTTGGATATCCTATCTGAGTCCCTTCTGGTAAATTAGAACCTTTTGCTATTCCTCTAATTCTATACATTATAGGTTCTGTTAAATCCCAGAGGGTTATAGATTCTTTAGTAGACGGTCTTCTAAGTAATGTGGTTAAAGTCTCAGGGGGTCCATTATTTAATGGAGTATCTGGTAAATCTAAATCAATTAAAATAGATAAATATATATTACCCAGGGCATCTATATCTTGAGACATTTCAAAAATTTGAGTTTCTCCCCAGGATGCATCTTTTGTGGAAATTGAACTTGGTATTTGTTTAATATTAGCACCGTAAATCAGTTGTTTAACATTATCATCATCATTCCAAAAAACTGACTTGGAATAATCTACCCCGTTTATTTTATCTGTTACAGCTAATGATTGAGTACCTGTATTATCATAAGATGATATCGCATTATAGGCCCCTGTAGCCATTTTATAATATAATATAAAGAATATATTTAAATATGTATAAATCTTTATATTATTTTTATGTTAAATTACTTTAGGCTGCAAATGATATAGAACCACCAACTGTAGTCTGAACCGTGGTTCCAACAGCTGTAGCAACTAATTTTGGATTCCCTGATACTGTAGAATTACCACCTAGCATATTGCCTGTAAAATCATAATTAGTAACCGTCAATAATTCTTCATATGCTGTACCACATTCTGTGGTCAGCGGGTTATATATATCATTATTTATTCTTATATTTAATTTTATACTATTACACTTCGAAAGGGGAACACCAGATGTGCTAAATGCAGAATCTGAAAGTTTTAAAACGTATATGCCTTCATTATTATGATTTTTTAAACCATAGTCACTTAATTGAGAAATCTGAAGAGCTGTACCAGGAACAAATCCGGTTCTTTCGCCGCCAATTACAAGTTCAACAGAATGTAACCAATCTTGTACATACCCTACCTTAGGAACCATAGGATAATGAGGTTTTTTGAGGTTAGGATTGAGTCCAACGAGCGCGGTGGAGCTGGTAGGCGTAGAAGCAAGATCGGAGGAACCCGACAAGGGAGATGATACGTCGAACGGTATAAGAGGGTAATGAGTTATTGTTTCAGAAGAATTAAAATCTCCTCGATTATCGTCTGGAATTAGTGGACTATAAGATTCTACATGATCTACACCACTCCAGAATCCAGGAATCATCGGGCTCCGTGGCCATGGGCCCCGTCCATTGGCGGCGGATGGGGCGGCTTGCGTCTTGGTGTCATCATAAATAATTCCCGGAGATGCAGGCCATCTCTGTAAATTTGCTAAATGCATGGTCGAGTGTCCGGCTGTGTTGATGTCGGTGATATATCCAACTGTGTCGATATGTTTAGTTAAACTGTTGTTATTGAAAGAAGGTAACCTAAGAGACAATATAATATGACTGCAATTACATTCAAAGTTACTAATATCAAACATTAATTCTGTATATTCCGCTTCTGGTTTTTTTGAATCAATTGGGCCACCGTTATTAGATGAGCCAGCTCGATTTGGATTTAAAAGCTTTTGGGGTTCTGGAAACTCAAGTGTTTCCGATGTATTTAAAGTTCTATTTATTATATTGTTTCTAATAAAGTTTTTCTCAGTCTCTGTTATCATATGGGTAGTTACAGTTGCCGATGTTGAGAATTTCCAATTAGCGGCTTCCTGATTAACGCTGTAAGTAGCCTGATGATATCCAAATAGAGGCCATGCTGCAAATCCAGTACCTGTAGAGTTTTCAGTATTTATATCAACATGGTCCCCGGTCAAACCATCAACAATATCTTGTCTAATAGAATGAAATCTTAATGGGTCAAAATGATTATAGTAAACTTTCATTGAGAGTGTGTTTGTTGTAGATCCGGATTGTAAGAAAGCGTTAGACATTTTGCTACCCCTCCCAGTAAATGGAATAGATATAGACCACTCTACTTTATTATTCTTTATCGCAGCGGTTCCTACATTCACGCCGGGCGACGTGACTGTATTCCCGTCTCCGGGGTAGGTCGTGGATCTCGCTCTAGGGAATCTTCTGTTAGTATAAACATTGGGGCTTTCACACATTCTTTTGGAACCAGAATATTTACATACCTCGCCATCAAGTTCAGTTATATTTCTTGAATAAATAGAATCTGATGTAATAGTGTCTATAATTAATCCACCTAATTTAATCTCTATTTTATCTATCATACTTAAAAATAGATAATCAGAAAAGTAAATAGATGTGCTATTTACATATGACGTTAATTCCGTAGATTGATTTTCTGGAATGTCGAAATTTATTGTACCCGTAAGTACAATATCGCTAATCGCATCAACATCATCGGGTAAATTAAAGGTGTCGTGATTACTCGATTGAGTAGGTAAACCAGTTGGGAAACCCTTTATGCTACCCTGAATAACGGTCTGACCAGTCCCTGATATATAACTTGTTGTACATTTAGTTAAAAAATCAGATTCTACTAAAGCGTCTTCTTTAAATTTATTGGCTCTACAAACAGATTGAGAACCTGATGAATTAAACGTCTTAATGGCTACATTACTAATACCCATATCTTTTATATAATTATATATATTTTTTTTTTAATAAAAACGTTTAAATTGTATTATTTTAATAATTATGTATAATAACACCAATGTCTAACTTCGAATGTAATATTGAAGATTTAATAGAATCAGATAAAAATAAAGAGGATAATCAAATTAATTTAGAAAATATTAAACAAGAAACTACCGTAAAATTAGATAATCAAAGACCTCAACGACAAAACAATAATATGCCTATTCCGAAAAAAAAAAATCCTAATGATATAAAAACACCTGAAAAAGAAAACGTAAAAGATACAATGATGCAGGTGATTTTAAATGATATGAAAGATAAAAAAAATCATAAAATATTTATGGTAATTATTTTTATGTATCTCTTATTAAATTCTCAGCCTATTTATAAATTAATTTATGATATGTTTCCCTATTTAATGGAATCTGTTACAAAGATTAATATAAAAGGACAGATTGTAATAGCTATTATAATTTCAATTGGAGTTATAATTTCAAATTCTAGCCTGTTTCAGTAATCATTTCTTTTTAGACTTAGGAGGTCCGATTGATTGAGTTTTATTAGTAATTCTGTTTTCCATATTAAATAGTATATTTTCAAGTGTGAATTTTTCAAAAACGGGTACTTCTTCTGATTTTGTTTTTGGTTTTTTCCAATTTAATGCACTCTCAAGCCCCGGTGTAATAGGTATAGGAGCACTTTGGTAATCTCTACAACAACCAAACTTTCCTTCGCTTTCAGATAGGCATTTTTGACAAAACCCTGACGGGGTTAACTTAAAATAAATATTATTATGAGAATGAAAATCTCCTTTATTTTGACAATACTTAGATTTTGTTGCTATAATATATACGGGGTTTTCTTTAGATTTCTGTATGATGCGAATATCATCGGATTTATACAGTGGCATAAAATTCTTAAAAAATTTAATAATAGCCTGATATTCATATGAATCTTTATCAAGTCTTATGAATCCTTTTGTTGTTGAAGTATCGCAAGTGTCTTCTGTTTCTTCATAAATCTGCAGATTAATAGTTTTTGTAATCTCATTAATATCAGTTCTTACACTTGTTTGTTTAATAGCCAATAAATTATTACTATTGTATTCTTTTGTTAGTTCGGAATCTACAATTTTACCATTGTAGACTGATTTAATAATGTATACCCTATTTTCATAATGTTTAACACCATCTGATATAGAACACTTATCCGATCCAATTAATCTAAGGCCATTTGCATCATAAACGCATTTGTCTATAATTTTATCCCAATTGTCATAACAGTTTTCAATTTTACCAAATTCTGTGGTAAGACGAACTATGATGTTTTTACGAATAGACTTAGCAATATCTTTATCAACAAAGATATCTGGCCAATGCAGATGATATCCCTGTTTAAAGTATTTTACCCCCGATTTGATATTTTCTTTACATTTATCAGCTGTAGTAATTATACAAATGTAAGTCTTTTGATAAATGTGTTGAATAACATCTTGTATTATCTTGATGTAATTGGATATATCTATGATTTCAGTTGAATTAAAATCAAAATCAATAAAAAACTTAAATACATTTGTTTTTCTTTCTACTATACAATTTTTACAATTTATGTATTTTGAATACATTTCTTGAAAAATTTCATAGTCTTTAGATATATCTAATTTACCCCCATCAAGTAAAAAATGTGTTACATTTTGTTTATTAGAATCTGTTACAATTTTACCAGTAGAATAAAACCATGTTGTCAGTGGATTATCCATTGCATATACAAATATATCCTAAGACTTTAAATAAATTTTCTATCCTTTAAATTTAATTGTTACATTTAAATTATTTGTATATACACCTTTTACTGCACTAGGAGATAAAACCGTGCGCTTATCTTTTCTTTTATTTAAGAGAGTTGTATTCATATCAGAATCTATTAGTGAAATATTGCTTATAGCATAATCATAAATTTTATTCTCTAATACCCACCTAAAAAAATTTAATTGTCCAACTGTTGTTATTATTTCTTTATCACATGTTTCATATCCGGATGTATATTCTTTCCATTTTAATGTATTCATATCTATAATTATTCTTCTTTGTCTACAAAAGGGGTCGAAATATTTTTTAGAATATGCTTTTAATTGATTTTTATAGTCTAAATAAATGTTAAAATAAATTATATCACCCGTTGATTTATATAAAGGATATATAATATTGTATTTCTTTGAATAATTTGTCACAAGCCAGTCCAGTAATCTCAAACTTAATGGAGTGTTTTGATAAACTATATCTTTAAGGATATACATTTTGTTTTTGTAAAAAGATAATAAAAAGTTTACGAGTGTTTCTTCTCTAGTGGAAAAAGTCATTTAAATATAATTAAATGAACCTTTAAATAAATTTAAAGACTGTGATTTATTATATAATATGTTATTAATATAGATGTTATCCGAAATAGTAAATGAAGAATATAAAAAACAAGTTATATTTTTACTTAATAATAATTGGACAGGAAGAACCGATTATTATTTTCCAGTTCAAATATCGGTTAACTTAGAAAAAAGTCATTTTACAAAACTCAAATACTATAATTACATATATGCAAAGAAAAATACCACTGACGCAAAAAGAGGAATACTATTTACATTTATAAATTCTAATGCAGAAAATGTATCTATAATCATCTTTAAAGATTTTACTATGTACAATATATATATAAATTGTTATCACGAATATTTCTACGGAAGTATATTTGATATTTCTTTTACAGAAGAAAATATTACAATTTGTGATGTATTTATGATAGGAGGTAATAAAGTAAATACATATTCTTATTTAGATAGAATATCTGAAGCGGAATATTTTGTAAACAATACATTAGAATCAGAAACTAAACTAAATACCTTGAAACATTTCCATTGTATTTCAGACATTTTAAATGCGAGTTTAAATGAAAATGAAGAACTTTTTATGATACCAAATAATTTACCCATTACAACAGGTATAAATTATTCATGTTTTAAATGGAAACCTGCGGATAGACATACATTTAATTTGCTATTTGAAGATGACGACTTCGAAGATATAAATGTATATACAACTAATTTTAAAAAAATGAAACATTTTGCCAAAATTAGAAATAATACACCGGAAGGTATAGAATATATCAAAACAATTAGAAGCCTTGAAAATTATAAGAGTGGGTGTATAATAGAAGTTGGTGTAGATAATAATAAAATGGATATAATAAAGGTCAGTGTTGATAAAAAAATACCCACGACAATTAGGGCAATAGAAAAAATACTTTATCTTAAAAAAGAAAATATAACAATTGAAGACATCATTAATCTAAAAAAATAAAACTTTAATTTTAACTAAATCATTTAAATTCATAATAAGAATCAATATGATTTAATTACACTACATTACATTACATTACACTACATTACACTACACTACACTACACTACATTAAACGTTTACCAGAGACCGAAGCGCGAACGCATACGGCGACGGTAGGCAGCACGAGCCTTGATGGCAGCCTTAGTCATCTTTAGCTTCTTCTTGCGACCACGGCGGGCAGACTTGCGATTGCGGCGGCGGTAGGCACGACGGGCAGCGATGGCCTTCTTGGTCATCTTTAGCTTCTTAGTGCGTCTGCGGCGGAGAGTCTTTTTGCTTCTGCGGGTGCGGAGCTTCTTACCAATGTAAACCTTACGACCCTTGGAGCGGTAGAAGAGAGCACCGGTCTTACCCTTGTAAAGCTTACGCTTGCGGCCAGCAACTACAATCGAAGTCCTAGCCTTCGAAATTTTGCGGGGGCGACGACGGCGGAGGGGCGAGCGAGTACGCTTGCGCTTGGGCGAACGACGCGAGCGGCGGCGGCGCTTGGCGCCAAAATATAGATCGAGGAGATCGTCAGACATATTTATTTTTAATATATACAAAAGAAATTAAATTAAAATTAATTCAAAAATAAAATGAATTAAATTAAAATTTTTATAAATTTGGAAATTACATTATCTCTGAATTTGTGTCTATTCATAAATTCCAATAGAACTTCTTTATTTGTTTTTTTGATAGAGAATGGTTCGGGTAATTCATAGTCAAATGTTGTGAATATATTTCTACATGTTTTGTAATCAAAATTATCGGTTAATTTTATTACTCCACTTGATAAGATATTTTCTATACACCCATGTTTTTTAATTAGATTGTATGCAGTTACTGGACCTATTTGGGGTATAGATTCTGTATAATCACATCCAGATAGAATACAATAATCTATAAAATTATCTACAGACATATCAATATCTGATAGTAGTTTTTTTAAATTAATCTCGGTTATTTGTTTACTGATACCTGTTTTAAGAACATTAAAACAGCCGAATGTTAGAGCATCAGAATCGTCGGTAATGGTGTAATCTACTAAACTATTTTTTTGTAGAAAAGCACAATACTTTTCAGCATCGTTTGGCGCTGTACAATAAGGAATACCAGATTTTTCTAAAAATTCTTTACACTGATCTACGTGATACTTCTTTACAATTATAATCTGTGATTGTAGTTTTTGAATCTCAATATTTATTTTATTTTCTTCCTCTTCACTCTCGGGAACTTTTTCCCTAAGTTCGTCTAATCGAATGTATATCTTTTGCTTAGCTGCATGTCTTTTCTCTAAAGTTATATTTTTTGCTTCGGGGGGAACCCCGTCAAATATAAAAACGGGTAGAATTCCGTTCATGACATAAAATTTTGCCCTATTTGCTATACCAACTAAATGCGAATTTTCAGCCTTACATGCATATTTAAATTTGTATAAAAGTATACTACAATCTATAGCTACAATTTTACCATAGTATTTTTTAACTTCATTATGTGTTATACTATCAGGGGAGTACTTTTTTATAAGGGCATTTAATCCTCTAATTCCCATTTAGATTATGTATATTTTATTCTTTTAAACTATTAAACGAAATTAAATTAAATTAGTCGAGGATTAAACACTCAGTGAGATTAACGGGTGAAACATCTGAATTGTCTTCGGTTGTAATATCTAGAATCCTTTTGGGGAGTTTAAATTCGGGGTGACATTTAATTCCCACTTCACGGTAATGAACTACATCCTTCCAAAACCTGTCTAGAATAGGCAAATTCTTCTTAAGCCACTTATGATTAATGTAAGTTCTTACAATACTCATAGTTTTCGGAGGAAGATATTCGATAAAATCAGAAACTTCTAGTCCGCAAATGAACATATTCAACTGAACCTGAGGATAATAATACTCTGGAATCTTTCCTGGGATAATCTTTCGCTTATAAGGACACTTAACTTCCAATAGAATAGGCTTTGCATTAGGATCTGTTACACTAATAGAAATACCGTCTGGCGAACCAGCAAGCCATGGATATTCATCACATCCGTGGACATCCTCATGAGCAATAAGACCAAATTCGTAACTCTTTTGACCAGTTAGCTTACAATACTTTTCAATAGCCTCGTCTTCATACTTTTGACCATGACGAGTAGCAATATTACCAACAAATGGCTTTGGATCATGACCACATTTCTTAAAAAGTACTTCTTTTGGTTTTTGATAAGGATTCAAGCCTAGAACTGTGCCTGCGTCACTTGATGTCAATTTGTTTTCTCTTTGTTTGAACCACGCATCCGAACGCTGTTCATGCATGGGAATTGATTTCAATTCATTAATTTTGTCCATAAAACTAGTAATTAAGTGTGTATTTATTTAATTTTTAAATCAATTTATTTCACCGGCTTAAAGGCTTGGTAGAGGCTAAAGTATATCTTATAGATTTCAAAATGCCGGGACAGGGTGTAATCTCAAGAGCTTCGAGTACAAGAAATGGGTTAAATGTCTCTGTTTCAAATTATAATAGCATGAACCCACCACCCGAACTCGTTGAAAAAAGAAATAATATTTTGGGTGTAAAACACGGAACTTGTCATTACTGTAAAGAGAAAGGAAATACAAATGATCATCTAATTCCAACCTGTAATACTAAATATTCTATTTATGGACAAAATAATATTCTTAATATATTCCCATGCTGTGGAGATTGCAATGGAAGTAAATCAGCCAAAGTAAATATTGAACTTAAAGAATGGTTAAAGACAAGGAATGATTATTGGTCTGAAGATAAAATCAGTGATTTGTTTGGTTGGATCGAAGAGAATAAAGAATATCTATATATGAATAAAGAATGGATTGAGTATTTAAATGAACAACATAAAACTATCAACATTGTACATGATGTTATGAATATTTGCGCTAAAAATAGAGAAGATATTGATTATCTCCTCTGTAAAACCCTGTTTGAGAAACTTATAAGTTCTATCAAAGAAGAAGAATACGAGATATCAGAAGATAAATTTGACGATATAATTGATTCCCTGTTGTAAAACGTTTTATTGGGAAAATTAATTGTAAAAAGTTTTGTTGGGGTAATAAATTGTCTTAAGATATTCAGGAATCTGTACTAATTCTATAGGCTCTTTTAGAGCCCTTTTAACTACTTTACCGTCTTTGTATCTTTGTGTTTTTTTGGGATCGGTCTCAAGGTAATAATCTTTTATTTCAGATGAAAGTATTTCCATGCGACTTTTCCATAATCCTGGATGGTTTTTACTATACATAACAGCGAGATCTCCACTTGGTAGTGGTGGAACAAGTTGTCTTTGTAGAATTTGTGTTATGTTAAATTGTGGGTTGGTTTTACTGTTAAAAAGAGGTTCGGATTCATTAGTGTGTCTCCAACCCAGATAAAGCCTTACTGAATTCTTAGTGAATTTCTGTTTATTAATTTCGTGTATAATGTTCTGGTTAAAGATAATAACCTGTTTTGGTTTAATTTCTATTTTTACTTTGTTTGGATAATCACCTGATATCTTTTCAAAACCGCCGCGTCCCGCACACGTGTGTGTACCAGGAACACAGGAGAAATATTGACTACCACTGTCGTCTAAATTTATCCATCCCCCGTAGATGTGATCTGAATCTTTTTGAACACTGCAAGTGTCTCTGTGAAAAGACTCACCACTGATACTTGTACCTTCTCTACGGATTGCAACGCGGTCAAATAGACACTCTAAGTAACGTTTATTGTCCATGTATCCAAAAACTCTAGAAAGTTTCTTAAAGAGAATGTATCTTAATTGATACATAACTAGATTATGAAAGCTAGATGGATTACCCAATGCCCCAAATGCTCCTAATACCCATCCGTATTGTGGATAAACTGTTTTGAAATCTCTCGTTTGAAATTTCTGTATTTCTAAATACCAGTTTGTTTTCCTTAAAAATTCGCTTTCTCTTTTAATCAAATTGAGGTCTATAACTACTATCCCATAATTTTTTAATTCACTTGCACACCTTTTAAGATAATCGTTTTCAGCCTTAACGTATCGTGTTATGCACTTTATCAGTTCTTGTCTTTTTTCCTCTTCAGTTGGCATAACTGTTATTTAATGTATACACATTTTTTTAATATGTATTTTTTTTAGTAATACATGTACTAAATTTAAAAACATAACATATCCATTTATATCTAATAATGGATATATTATGGCGTGAAGTAGTTCTTGCACTTTTTACATTGTTATTTATGTATACAAACACAATTCCCGGATATATTATAGCGATCAACGGGGTATTATGTCATGGGAGTCTTGCACTATCTCTTCCTTATAAACACGAATTGACAATATTCGACTCGGCCTGTAACATATGTTTAACTGTTTATGTAAATCTATATCCCAGATCTCAGCCTCTCACTGGATTTGTATCATGTTTTTCTTTCTTATGTTGGAGATATAATAATAAATTTATTACAGGGAACTTACATTCGATTGTACATGCAACATGTGTTCAATTACCCTTGTTTATCGGACTAAGACATTATAGTATAGTTAATTTCTCCGATGAGGATAATTTACTTTAATTTCTTAACAGATACACTAGGAGCGTTCTTCTTTTTCATCTTTTTAGAGTCAAATTCGGGTATCTCTTTAGCTTTTTTAGCATCATAATTTTTTTTACAATAGCTCCACAGGTCTTTCGAACCTATTTTAAATTTACGATTGGGGGTAGCTCTATACCAAAAGACACAGTCTGTTATATTATTACTTCGGGATGTATTATCTAAAACTAAACAGTCATAACCTTCTGTGCAACTATTAAGAACATCCTGAAAAATGGAGAAATGCGGAAATATACCAAAGAAATTATTATATAACTTTTGTTGATTTTGTATAATATTTTCACGAAGGATAAAAATGTAATCGATGTTAGCTCTAAGGTCTGGTGGTAAATCCATACAATACTGCATAGTTAATAAAAATGTAATTCTCCAATGACGACCATTCATAAATATACCGCGTATATTTGGATCTCTTATCATACGTTTATCATACATACAATCATCCAATAAAACAAATACATCTTTACTGGAGTCTTTCTTTTTACCATCGATTACTTTTTTTTGACGAGTTATGATTTGTTGTACAATCTCTGGTTTATACTCAGAATGTATAAGTATTTCTGGTATAAAATTAGAATAAAAAGCATTTCCATCTTCTGTAGCAGATATTGCAACTCCTGCATTAATATTTCGTAGACGATATAATATATCTGCAACCAATGTACTTTTACCAGTTCCTCTTTTTCCTATAAAAACACAGGTAGCTGGACCTGAACCTGTTAGTCTCTTTTCTTCTATTTTACGTGGATTAAATTTTGATAGACTAATCGACATAATAATTTAACTAAATATTATTAATTATAATAATCAGACGTATCTAAATTATCAGGTTCTAATGTAGCATATGAAACAATTAAACTAATTAAAAATCCTATGAGTATACCCCCTAAGAAAATTAAAGTCTCGTTATTTTTCTTTTCATCGGGGGTATCTTTTTGAATGTATTTATTTATACCTAAGCATAAACACACAACTGATATAATTATCACCACTGCTTGAATATCAAATCTATAAAAATCGAATTTAGAAAGAATCATAATGTAAAATGTATTACAGAGTGTGTATATTTTTTTAAATTTAAATATAACTTAAAAATAAATAATATAGTAATGGAAATGGCGCAATTCATTCACAGCGTAGATTCTTATAATAGTATAAATGATATTGATTTTGGAGAAACTATCTTATTTATTAAATTTGGCACAGATTGGTGTCGCCCTTGTAAAGAAATAGAACAGATACTAGTAGATATACCAAATTCTATAACATACACTATAGATGTGGAAAATGATGAATTTGAAGAATTTTTATCTAAAAATAGAATCTATAATATACCAACAACTATTATAAAATATAAAAATAATAAAACCCAGTTTGTGGGATTTAGAACAGCCGAACAGATTAATAGTATGATACATAATCTCAAAACATTGTATCCATCAAACGATTAAGAATATACAATAAAATTTTACAGAAAAATAACTGGTTTAAAAATAAAATACATTTTATAATCAGTTACTTTACATCAAATTGAATTATGGCTGAAAACTACAAAAAATATAGCCAGATAGAACATGTTTTAGAAAGACCGGGTATGTACGTAGGGGATATTTCAGATGTATCATCTGAATGCTGGATTATAAATCAGGAAACTAACAATGCATCTGTTAAGACATGCCGATGGAATCCGGGTATTTTCAAGATTTTTGATGAGATCTTGACAAATGCGTCGGATGAACGTCAAAGAAATATCAACATGACATGTATAAAGGTTTGGATTTCAGATGATAATACAATTTCAATCTATAACGATTCTGGAATACCTATAGAGATTCACCCAGAATATAAAATTTACATACCCGAACTTATTTTTGCAAATCTTCTAACCACTAGTAATCATGACGACTCTAAGAAGAGAACAACAGGAGGTCTTAACGGACTCGGTGCTAAACTTGCAGCTATCTTTTCTGATACATTCACAGTTGAGACAGCATCTGCAGGTAAAAAATATACTCAAACTTACGAAAAAAATCTAAGCAAAATCTGTAAGCCAAAACTGGGAAAATCAGTAAAAGAATACACAAAAATCACATTTAAGCCAGATTTTAAAAGGTTTGGCGTTGACACTCTAAATGAAGATACGAAATGTATTCTAATTAGGCGCGTATTCGATATGTGTGCTATCACACCCAAGGGCGTCGATGTTTATTACAATGATAAAAAACTAAATGTAAAAGATTTTTCCGAATACATTTCTATGTATATCGGTCTTAAAAAGAACTGCCCGAGAGTTATTCAAGAAACTCCTAGATGGCAAGTAGCGATTGCCCCATCTGAAAACGGATTTCAATGTATCTCATTCGTAAATGGAGTGAATACATCAGATGGAGGTACTCATGTGGAGCATGTCATCGGACCCATTGTAAAAAAAATTACAGAGATTATCCAAGAAAAACACAAAAGTCTTACTATTAAACCTAATTACATCAAAGACAACATCTTCGTTTTCATAAATTGTATCATTGAGAATCCTTCTTTTTCTTCTCAGACTAAAGAAAAGAACATCACAAAAGTATCAGGGTTTGGAAGTAAATTCTCAGCTTCTGATGAATTTGTCAAGAGTGTGTCAAAACTTGGCATCATAGAAAATGTACTAGCCTTGGCAGATGCAAAGGAAAAGAAATCTCTACAAAAAACAGACGGTAAGAAAACATCAAGAGTTATTATCCCCAAGCTTGATGATGCAAACAGGGCGGGTACAAAAGATTCATCCAAGTGTACTATCATATTTACAGAGGGTGATTCAGCAAAAGCTACAGCTATATCAGGTCTTTCTGTAGTTGGAAGAGACACTTATGGTGTTTTCCCCCTGCGAGGAAAGCTTCTAAACACGCGAACTGCAACTTACGCTCAATTATCTAAAAACGAAGAAATCAATCACATTAAGCAAATACTTGGACTACAAAACGGTAAAAAGTATAAGAGTGTATCGGAACTAAGGTATGGAAAAATTCTTATTATGACAGATGCAGATACAGACGGTTTTCACATTAAAAGTCTTCTTGTAAACTTCATCGGAAATTCCTGGCCAGAGCTTTTGAAGATAGATTTCATATCTTCACTTGTTACACCTGTTATCAAAGTATCAAAAAAAGACATGGTAATGCCTTTCTACAACCTAAGCGATTACAATAAATGGAAAGAACATAACAATATAAGTGGATACAAGATAAAATACTATAAGGGACTTGGTACAAGCACTTCATCTGAAGCCAGGGAATATTTTAAAAATATGATGACTCTAGACTACAAAGTAGAATCTATTACAGATGAAAAATACCTACAAATGGCATTTACAAAAACAGAGGCTGATGCTAGAAAGAAATGGATCTTAGACAACATTACATCCCCTAAAACACTAGACTATACCAAGAATAACGTAAGAGTAAAAGATCTGATAAATAAAGAACTTGTACTTTTTTCAATAGCTGATAATGTAAGATCTATCCCAAGTCTTGTAGATGGATTGAAACCATCGCAAAGAAAGATAATCTACGCATGCATTAAAAGAAATTTGTATTCTGAAATTAAAGTATCACAGCTTGCTGGCTACGTTTCAGAAGTATCTAGTTATCATCACGGAGAAGCAAGTCTTCAAGATACTATCATCGGTCTTTCACAAACATTTGTGGGTTCTAACAACATGAATCTTCTAGAACCTGTTGGTCAATTTGGTACTAGACTTCTGGGTGGAAAAGATTCATCAAGCCCCAGGTACATCTTTACACATCTTTCAAAGGATTTCAAGAATCTTTTCAATTCCAATGATTTTAGTACATCTATTCTAAATTATCTAGATGACGATGGATTTTCAATTGAGCCATCCTTTTATGTACCCACTCTCCCACTAATTCTCGTCAACGGGGCATGTGGAATTGGAACTGGGTTTTCAACTGATGTACCATGTTTTAATCCGGATGATCTAAAAGATAGACTTCTTAAGCTTGTAGAAGACCCTGATTCAGACATTCAAGAACTTACGCCGTGGTATAAAGGATTTAATGGCACAATTACAAAAATAGAAAAAAATAAATGGGTTACATCTGGTCTATATAAAATAGTGTCAAATACAGTAACTATTACAGAACTTCCCGTTGGAACATGGACAGAAGATTACAAATCACATCTGGACAAACTAGAAACTGAAAATGAAATCTATAGTTACATCAATAATTCAACTGAAACTAAAGTACACTTTGAAATCAAGATTCCTCTAGAAAACATTATTAACTGGAGAGACAATAAAGAGTTTGATAAGAAACTAAAATTGACATCAAATGTATCTTCTAAAAATATCCATGTTTTTAATGAAAAAAATGAAATAATCAAAATGGAGTCAGTCGAAGAGATTGTCTATAGATTTTGGGCAATCAGGTGTGAATATTACACCAAAAGACAGAAAGACATTTCAGATAAGTTATCCAAGGACCTCAACCTGATAAATGCAAAGATAAATTTTGTGAATGACGTAATAGACGAAAATGTAAAAGTATTCCGACAGAAGATTAGTTTTATAAATGAACAGCTTGAAAAACGTTCTTACATGAAAGTAAATAATTCATATACATACCTAACTGACATGAAGATTCACTCTTTTAGTGAAGACACGATTGATTCTCTGAGATGTACTCAAAGCAAAATACAAACAGAATACAATCTTAATAAAAATTATAAAATGTCAGATTTTTGGAAAAATGATCTGGATAAAATTTAAATAATTAATTATTTTAAAAATAAAAATATATCACTAATAATAAAAATAATGTCTGGTGTTAGCCCAAATTCGATCTTCGGTTTATTGAAATCAAATCTATATACTATAGTAGTCCCTCTTGTTCTTGCCGCCTTCGTATGGATGGCCGTAGGTGTATTAGACAACGAGTGCAAAAAGAGTAGTAAGTCCGATACTGTTAAATTAACAAAACAGGGTCATATTGCAGTTGGTATTATAGCTACCTTATATGCTGCCATTAATATTCTAAAGTTGCACCCAGCTGGTAGAAAGATGGTATCTCGTCTCATGTAAATAAAATAAAAATGAATTAACTTAGGTTATAATTAAATTAAATACATTACAATTTGTTTGGTAAGTTATTTAATTTAATTTGTGTAATTTAATGAATTTATTTTCTTACAAATCCACCGTCTTCACATTCTACCCATTCACTTAGGGTGTCTAACTGAGGCATTAATTTATGAGTAAGAAAAAACGCTTCCATATCTTTAGATTCTTCTGTAAACAATAAAGGTCTTTGTTTAACGGGTTTCCATAACTTAGTACCCAATTCATAAGCGTTCTTCCATTTTGTAGATCCGTTTGTTAATATACATATAGAATGACAAAAATTGTTTAAAATATCATTAATCTCGGTTATAGTCTTAATTAATTTAATATATGCATCAAGTGGTAATTCATTATCTTTATTTCCGTTTACACCCAGTTTAATTAACTGATGATATTTTAATTTATTATCCATTATGTACCCCCATGTATTTTTAAAATACTCTAAGAATTCTTCAAATTCTGTTTCGTTGTATTTTTTATCTTCCTTCAAAATGACTGAATATATACATTTAGACCTATCTATAGTTATAATATAAGCATCATTTTCTTTTATAATAACGATATCTCCCATGCTTTTATTAGTGTGTATAATATAATTAATTTAATTATTTTGCCGCAGAATATTACGTTTTTATAGTTATATTAAAGATATTGTGTATAATTTGTATTATAATCGTCTTATAAGATGAGTGAAGAGTTGTTATTAGCCTGGGAAGATTTAGATAAAATAATCAATGAAAGAGAAGAAACTGTAAAAATTAATTACGGAATGTGTTGCCTTCATGCAAAAATAATATATAATCCATCTGACCAGGCTATGGTATGTTTAGAGTGTGCTGAAGTATTTGAACCGGAAAAGGAAACGTGTGAATGGAACAATCATAAGAAGGATGATGGCTCTTTTCAGAATTCAAATCAACGAGGCGATGCTAATATTTCTGATAACCCATATGATAAAATAGGAAGTATACCCGCATTCAATAAAAAATCATTGGCCATGACTTTGCATTATCAACAAACCTTCTCACATAAACAAAAAACATTTTGGAAGGTATCTGAACAGTTTGAAAATTATAGGACTTTACTTTCATTACCCCATTCTATTTTACCTACCGCAAAAAATATGTGGCATGTGTGCATGGAATCTGGAAAATTGACTAGGGCTTCAGTTAGAATTGGGCTTATATCAGCATGTTTGTATTTTTCAGCTATGCAAAATAACATATCAATTGACCGTTCTAAGTTAATTGAATTAACAGAGAACCCTGGTAATCAAAAAGGTTTTCTAAAGGGAGAAAAAGTATTCTTAGAGATAATGCAAGATGTTCCAGCCTATAAATACCTGGGTAGAAAGAAAGAAGATAATAAAGATACGGATGTTTTTGCAAAATTTTGTAACCAATTAGAACTACCGTTTAAAACAATATACATTTGTAATGAAACATATACAAAAAACAAAGACCTATTAGATTCGGTTACCCCAAAATCTATCACGGCTGGGATTCTATTTTACGTGGTGAAAAATGAACTAAAACTTAAACAGCCATCTAAATCAAAAATATCACAAATTGTAGACGTATGTATCCCCACTATCAATAAAGTTGTTAAGATTTTGGAATCTACTTAAATAAATAATAAATAATACATAATAGTATTATAGAATGTTCTCTTTATTTATACCTTTATTGTCCTTTATCGCTAATCCATGTATTTATCCATTCTATAAAACGAACATCTGTAATAGATATAATATTATAAGCAGTGATAGTTATAATGGTATAGATTTTGTAGAATCTTTAACACCTCCTTCGGGAGATGAACTAAAACTTTTGACACATCTAAATGGAAATGCATGGGCTCAAAATTGGCTTTTACATATGGGCAGAAATGACACTGAATTGTATGATGAACATTACTGTACAGAATGTCTCAGAATGAAAGAGGCTTCAAATATTTACACATCTGAAGATTATTTCTATTTTGGATTCTACCCAGAAGAATCTGAATGTGGTCTATTCGAACCTAAATATATGGCGTTATTTGTACTTGATAAAAAACGAAGAGCTTTAAATGCTAAGCTTATAGTTGAAAACCCTAAATTCATCAATGAAGGAACTATGTTGATACCATTTGAAAATAGTCTCCGGAAGTTGTGTGATGAATCATATGTGTTTTTTAAGTATGACGAACTCAAAAGACCAGGTCAAATCAGGTACTACTACGAGTGGACTTTCACTAATTAAATATCGAATTAATTAAAATGTTTGGTTTATTGTATATATGAATGGAAAGTTTTGAAATAAAAATAGAGGACACACCTCTTTATGAAAAAACGAGGTCTTTTAATGCCAGTTTAAAGATTTTAAGAATATTTTTATTTTTAGACCAATGCCATGATTTTCTTGAAGAAAACTATAGAAATAAATGGTATGTAAAAAGAGGAAAAGTTTATGAAATATTGAAAAACAATATTATTACTGATCTTTTATATATAGATAATAATTGGAATGACAATAACGATAGCGTGGACGATTTAATTAGAGACCTATCATCCAGCCTAACGACTATGTATACGGATATACATAGGGCACGTTTAGCTACCCAACATTCTATTTTAAAAATTGCAGGTCTTTTACAAACTCAAATAGGAATTAGAGATATAGATTTAGGACAAATTATGGGGGACCAGTTTCAACCAGAGGAATTTGCAAAACATGTATTAAGTACAATAAATCCAATTGTATCTAATAAGTATTTATTATTAGCTGTTGACGCTGATAGAAGCTATGCTTCTTTTTCTCATCTTGCAAATTTTATCGAGGATGATATTATAGATAAAGAGGGGATAGAGGGTCTTAAAATTTTTCAATGTCCAGCTACAGCTTATGACCCTTCATCTGGGAGTACATTTATTAAAAATCTACAAGAAAAGGCACGTCAGAAACGACTTAATATAGAAAGTATACCACAACATAAATATAATTTATACTCTTTGAGGCTTACGGCACAAAAGAAAGATGTAATGAGTATTACATATAATAAAATAGATCAAAATAATGATTATTACAAGTTAACTATACACCATTTTTTTAATACTACACCTCCGTGCTACCATATTTTCTCCGCTGGGAAAGACTCTACTAATTCAGTTTCTTTTTTAACAACTAATTATAACCCAGAAGATAATGTATTTTTGTATAAAACCTTTGGAGATTTTGGTCAAATTTTATCATTTCATGCATATTCCCAGATAGAACCATATAGACATTATAATTGCGTATTTTCATCATTTGATACATTGTCGGCTTATATCAGTAGTTTATTTAATAAGTCTACCCTATTAGAAACCTGTTCTAAAACACTTCGCAATAACTTAAATATTTTTTCATTGGATAATGATATTATAGATTCTTGTATAGAAAAATTACGTGTGATTGGAATTGGGGGTCTTAGAGCAGCATCTATTTTAAATTCTATGAAATTACCCGGGAGTGGATTCGGTAAAAAATCTAAGGTTTCAATTAGGAATACATCTACAAGAGTTCTAAAAGCAAAATTAAAATCAGTTGGTGTCCCCGTTACTAAAGTAGTAAGAGGAAAGCGTATGAAGTTAACAAGAAAACAGTTAGAAATGAGAGCCGAGGCATTTAAAAGACTACAAATTAGATGTCAAAAGAAAGGTATTAACCTTACATTTGTTTCTAAAAAAGGACGTAAATACAAGTCCGCTAAAAGACTTCTTAGTAATCTAAAAAGACAACCTAAATTTAAACCTAAAACGAAAAAAAATATTAAACCTAAAATGAAATGGGGATGACACAAGAAGCCAGCTGAGAAGACAATGAAAATGAAAATGTCTATCGCTGGCTTCGGATGATCCTCAAAGCCGGGAAATTCTAGGTTTGGATGATCCACTGTATTTCCTGCGACTATATAAATAAATTACACCAGAATTCTGAATGACGATATCAAGATAAATTAGTCTCTTGATATCTGAAAAAGAATTCATTTCATTTTAATTTAAAAAAAAATAATTCCTAAGATTAATAAATGAAAATTCTATGGCCTATACATTTTTTAGCAGGTATTGCCCTGTTAGTTATGTTTCCAACCGCAATAGCAGCATGGTATTCTAACTGTTTTAATGTACCACTCTCTTATGGATTTGGTTTAATATTAACTTCTATAGTAATGAATATAATAGTTATAGGTTTAATGCAGGAAATTCCTATTGAAGATAAATCAGCTGGGAATATTTATAAAAAACCAATCTCTGGAAAACAATATGTACATACAACAATATCTGCATTTATAGAAGGTACATGGTCTTTAGCAATGTCTAGTCTTATTATATATGGTGTATATCTACAGTTTAAAGGTAGATGCAATCTATCTAGAAGATAAATACAATAATTTTAAATTAAATGTCGTACATTAATGATAATATAAGACATTTAATTAATATAAATATAACACCCAATTCCCAATCCGTGTGAGTATTCACCTTCCCCGCCTTAGCAAATGTATGGTAACATATAACATTAATAAAATTCCAATAGTAATATAAATATAATTTTTGTATGAAGAACCTTTTTCTTTCATAACTGCGTTCATGCATAATGATGATGATACATCTTGGACGCGATCTGGCATATCGCCTATGATTTTATGCCAATTCATTTCCAAAGTTGCTGCACACCTTTCCGTCATTCCTATCCCATCTTTGCATTGTGAAAGTTCTTGTGCGAGTAATTCGTACGCTTCTTTGGGTAGTATACGAATTTTATCATTCGTTGTACAAAATTGAGCGCAACAATCATATTGCGTACCATTTCCGGTATATCTATGTTTCATATATCGATCATAAAATTTCGGAAAACTTTCTTTCATACGATCACGTGCTCGAGCCCAATCTCGCACCTGATGTGGCGCATCTGGATCAGGCGTAAGAAAACCATTCAAACTACAAAAGTCAGGTAACCGTTTACTATTTGTATTAATCTGAGTAAGAACTTCACGCATGGGATTTTTTTGATGCCAAGCTGTGTTATGCCCATGAATAAAACATATATTATTTGGGAGTGTATCATAATGATTAATTATGAACTTCAAATAAGCAGACGCCTCGTGTCCATGGTTAGTATCTACATCACAATCTCCACTTCCTGCATAATTAGGATTCGATAGTTTATCACAAACACTTACAGTCAAATATTCAAGTTCATCGTTTAAATTATACAGCCATTGTAAATCTTCATTCCAATGCGCAGTAACAATGTGCACCATTAACTTTATTAATTATATTAATATATTAATAAAATCTAATAATAAAATATTAACATATATAATAATATAGATGCCATACCAAAAAAAATATACCTTTTCTCCTAACGATCCAAATGTTAATAATGATATATATTTAAATTCTACAGAAAAACGAATAAGTAAAGGTTCGGGAAATAGAATTGTATATAAAAAAGCTTATCATAGAAGAGAAGCATCGAGTATTTCAGGAACCGATAAGAGTTACTACTTAGGGAAGGGAAAGTCGAGTCAAAATATCTTAGGAAGCTGTGGCACCGGAGATATGCCCATGACTAGGAATGAGTGCCAAGCCTTCCACGACTGGCTTAAAACCGGGGGTGGTCTAGAAACGTTTGAAGGTGGTCAATTCCGTGGGAAATCGATGTATTCCAATATGTTAGTGACCGCTTCTGCCGTCGCACCATGGCATGCAAAGGGTTGCAACTTCACACACTACGACGACCGCCGCCCGCCTGCGCAGCGGGAAGGCGGGAATATACCGGCGGTCTAT